GGAGTTTTAAATATTAATTCTTCGGATGAAAATATTAGAAAAGTATTACATAATTTATTTTATGATGTTTTAAATGTAGAATTTAATCTTCCTACATGGGTTAGAAATATGTGTAAATATGGAGATTTTTATTTAAAAATGGAAGTTTCTGAAAAATTTGGAGTATATAATGTTATTCCTTTATCTGTTTATGAAGTAGTAAGAGAAGAAGGAACAGATCCAGAAAATCCTTCTTATGTTAGATTTACACTTGATCCAAATGGTTTAGCTAGTGGTGCAACTAATACAATTAGAAGAGATCAATTCACATTAGAAAACTATGAAGTAGCTCATTTTAGATTACTTACAGACTCAAATTATCTTCCTTATGGTAGAGCTTATTTAGAACCTGCTCGTAAAGTATTTAAACAATTAATGTTAATGGAGGATGCTATGTTAATTCATAGAATTATGAGAGCACCTGAAAAAAGGGTATTCTATATTAATATTGGTAATACTGATCCTGATAAAGTAGAACAATTTATGGCTGATACAGCTAATAAGATGAAAAAAACACCTTATATAGATCAAAATACGGGTGATTATAATCTTAAATTTAACATGCAAAATATGACTGAAGATTTCTTTATTCCTATTAGGGGTAATGATGCTTCAACAAGAATTGATACTACTAAAGGATTAGATTATGATGGTACTCAAGATATTGAATACTTAAAAGCTAAAATGATGGCTGCTCTTAAAATACCTAAACCATTTTTGGGTTATGAAGAAGGAGTAGAAGGAAAATCAACATTAGCGGGTATGGATATTCGTTTTGCAAGAACAGTAGAACGTATCCAAAGAATTATAGAATCAGAATTAACTAAAATAGCATTAGTACATTTATATTCACAAGGTTTTACAGATGAACAATTAGTAGATTTTAAATTAGAATTAACAACCCCATCAATAGTTTATGAACAAGAAAAAGTAGAACTATATACAGCAAAAACTACAGTAGCTCAAACTATGATAGATAATAAAATATTTAGTAAAGATTGGGTTTATGAAAATATATATGGTTTATCTCCTGATCAATATAATGATCAAAAAGAAGCTATGTTAGATGATGCAATATCTAAGTTTAGAGTTTCACAAATTGAAAATGAAGGAAATGATCCTGTAGAATCAGGTACATCTTATGGTACTCCTCATGATTTAGCTTCATTATATGGTAATAAAAGGGACAAAGCAGTAGGCCCGGCTCAAATACCAACAGGTTATGATGAAAAAGATCCGGGGCGTCCAGTAGAAGATCCTACTAAATATGGAAGTGATAAAGGTAATTTTAGTAGGGATCCATTAGGTAAAAAAGCTTTAGCAACAACATCCCCAGATAAATTATCAGATGGAAACAGAGTTTCTACTTTTGAAGTACAAAATATTAAACAATCTCTTCAAAAGTTAAAAAAGAAAAAAAAGATTTTAAAAGAAGAAGAAACAGGACTTTTATCTGAAAAAAATATTAAGCCTCAAGAATAGGTTTATATTTATATACAGATAAATTCGAATTTACCAAAAAATGAAAGTAAAACATTCTAAGTACAAAAATACTGGAATTTTATTTGAACTCCTTACTAGACAGCTAACGTCTGATACTATTGCGGGGAACGATCCAAAGTCCTTAAGTTTTTTAAAAAAACACTTTAATTCTAAAACAGAATTATTAAAAGAGTATAAAATATATCATACTCTTTCTACTAAAAAATATAAACAAAATAGTCAAGCTATAATGTTAATTGAAGAATTAATTAAAGCTCATGGAAGATTAAATAAAACTCAATTAAGAAGAGAAAAATATAATTTAATAAAAGAAATTAAAGAAAATTATGATATAAATAATTTTTTTAAATCTAAAATCACAAATTATAAAATAATGGCTTCTGTTTTTAATTTATTAGAAAACAAAAAAGCTACACCTTTATCAATAGTTAATTCTAAAACAACTCTTTTAGAACATATTATGGAAAAACCTCTAACTAAGATAAATAATGGTCTTGCTTCTATTATAGAAAAACAGGATAAAGATACTAGATTACTTACTTATAAAGTCTTACTTGAAAAATTTAATAACAAATATAGTGGTTTAGAAGATAATCAAAAAACATTATTAAAAGAATATGTTAATAGTGTTAGTAATAGTCCTGCTCTTAAATCTTATATCAATCAAGAAATCAAAATAGTTAAAAGAGATATCTTAAAATATTCTAAAAAAATTGAAGATAAAGCAGTAGCTGTTAAATTAAATGAAGTAAAAGGAATGATTAAACCATTATGTAAAAAATCAAATGTACATGATGATAATGTTATTAATTTACTTAACTATTATGAATTAATAAATGAATTAAAAACACTCCATGGCTAAAAAATTTAATATACACGAATGGCAAGCTAAACAAAGACGCTTGTATGAGCAAGAAGACTCAGAAACAGGAAATACATCAGATGAAACTTTATCTCCTTTAGAAAAATTAGTAGAAAGAGTTGTAGCTGTAATGGATGGTAGACTTGCTACTTGGCAAAATACAGAAACTATTAAAAGTAGTCATGATATGATGGCTTTAATGAAAAGAGATAAAGAAAAAATAAGAATGATGGTTTATAATCTTCTTAGAGATGATTTCCAACATTTAAAAGAAACAAACACGACAGGTACAGGTGCTACTGTTAGCACAGGAGCAGGGGAGGCTTTTGCTACTCCATCTGCGTTTGCTAAACCAGGTAAATGGAAAGGTAAAAAAACAACATATACAGAAAATGTTGATAATGGAGAAGAAGAATTAGAAAAAGATGCTCAAAAAGTAGCAGATCATCCTCTAGTAGATAAAGTTAATACAAGAGATGAATGGGAAGACTTAATGCAAGCTATTATAGATCATGGAGAAGAAAATATTTCACAAGTAAATCCTAGTGTAATGAAAACATTTTTAATGAATGCTTTAAGAGATTTAAATAAACCTAACGCTTAAAATATGCTTTTAACAGAATATAGACAATTTAAAGTAGATAAACAAATAGCGGAACAAGCTGTTAGAGAAAATAAACCTTTAATAGTTCAAGGTGTACTTCAAAGAGCTGAAGCTAAAAACCAAAATGGTAGAGTTTATCCTAAGGAAATTCTTGCGAGAGAAGTCCAAAATTATATAGATGGTCCTATTAAAGATAATAGAGCTATGGGAGAATTAGACCACCCAGAAAGTTCTATAATTAATTTACAAAATGTATCCCATACAGTTAAAAAATGTTGGTGGGATGGTGATGATGTGATAGGTAAAGTAGAAATATTAAATACACCAGCAGGAAATATATTAAAAGCATTATTTGCAGCAGGAATAACAGTTGGTATTAGTTCTAGGGGAATGGGTTCAGTAGAAGAAAATATATCAGAAGGTACAGTAGAAGTACAAGATGATTTTGAATTATTATGTTGGGATTTTGTTTCAACTCCCTCAACACATGGTGCTTTTATGAAACCATCAACTCCTGGTATTAATGAAAATAAAATAAAACAAATAGAATACAAATACACAAATATAAATAATATAATTAGAGATATAATTTGCGATAATACAGGAGTATGTAAATGTTAAGTCTTTAAAATTTTTTTATATTTATTAATAGAATAAAAAAATAATAAAATTATGATGTTTAGGGGAAATATAAATGAAATGGGATGCCCATTACAGTGTTGTGTTTATACAAACATGAATGCTAATTACACTATTCAAAATACCACAGTATCAGATTGTACAATAGATTGTTTACATCAATCTATGCAACTGTTTTTTGGTGGTCCAGGAGTTAGTAGTGTTACAAATATAGATTCAAGTGGAGGGTGCCCGGTTGGAGTAGATCCAACAGGTATGACTGTAACATGTGATGGATGTCCAAATGGGGTTCCAGTTAGTCAGCAATACCCAGATCCTCCAGGTTGTCCTCAAGGATGGATACTATCAGGAACAATTAACCCTAATACCGGAACAGTTTTAAATCCATGTGATGACGAGGGAGAGATGATTTCTTGTGATTTTTGTGATAATGGATCACCAATTAGTAATACATTCCCAACAGCTGATGGATGTCCTCCAGGATGGATACCATCTGGTTCAGGGAATCCTTGTGATGGTCAAGGAACAGGATGTGATTTTAGTCCTAGTGGAGGATGTGCAACTCTTCATGATTTACAAGGTAGATTTGTAAATAATATGCCAAATAATTTCTTAGCTAATATGTACAATGGGTATAATAATAATGGTTGTCCTTTCTTACACAATAGATTACAACATCATTCAGATATGATAAATTCAAACCCACAAACATTTTATGGACCTAATAACCCACAAGGATATGTGAATCCAGGACCATTATGGGTTAATCAAAAACAATCTAAAGTAGACTTTTTACAATGTATAATAGCAGCTTGTTGTACAGGAACTGGAAATGATCACTCAGATCCGTCAGATCCGGTTGATCACGCTAGAAGAAGAAGACCAAGAAGAATCAGAGAAAATAAAAAAACAAAATCATTATTAAAAGAAAGATTTAAACAATTAGCAGGATTAAAACCTTTATATCAATTAAAAGAACAAAATCCATCTGGGACATGTCATGGAGTAGGTGATGCATCAGGTCCTTATCCAGAATCATTTGAATTAGGTAATTGGCAAGGTACTTTTGAGGATAGGCTATCAACAGCCAATAGTCCATGTGATCTTATACAGAAAAAAGTAGATAAATGGGAAAGTAAATTAGATCAACTTTCATCTAAAACTCCTCCAAAATGTAATCCTAAATGGCAAAGTCAATTAATGGCTAAAATAGCTTATGGTAATGAGTTAAGGGTACAATACGGTTGCTAATAAAAATAAAAGTACTTATAAAAAGGTTTGGTTTCTCCAAACCTTTTTTATATGTATGTCAAACAATAAAGGTTACAACAAACAATTAACTCCTATGAGAGATTAAAAATATATAAAGTACTAAATGTACTTCAAAAGCACAAGAACAGTATGTCAGCTGTTCCTGTTTTCAATTAACTAAATTATTAACTAAAACAAAAATTATGAAAAATTTAATTATGACAATTGCTGTAGCAATCATGACTACGTTTGCAGCTTCAGCACAATTTATGGTAGTTACGACTTATAATGCACCAGAAGATGGAGCAGAATGGGAAATGACTAGCTTAACTGACAACATGGGTATCGGATATGTAATAAACGATAAATATGTTGCTGGTTTAGTAAAAGCAGGAGAAGATTCAACAGGTGAAGCTTCTTATGACTTATGGGGCCGTTACAACTGGAATGCAAATTTATATGTTTCAGTACAAGCACCAATGGAAGAAATGATGGACAACTTAACAGTTGGACTAGGTTATTCTTACAATGTTTGGAAAGGGCTCAATGTTGAACCTAACTACAGCATGGGTTTAAAAGAAGATGAAAATGGTGAAAGAGCAGGTTCTTTCAATTTAGGTTTGTCTTACAAATTTTAAACTAATTATTAATTAAAAAAGACCTCGTAAAACAGGCAAATTAACAATGGAAAAAGTATTTTCAACAGTAAGTGGATTTTTAACAGGATTAGGATCATTATTTATGGGTTTAATTCCAGTAACAATCCTTTGGTACGTCTTAACAGGCGGAACAGTATTTGGAATGGATGCAATCGCTAATTTAACTTCATTAGTAAATGGATTTGGAGAAGGC